TAGATAATTTTTATAGTAGCGAAAAAATGGTAAGCAATTTAATTAAAGCCTATAATGATTATTCGTTTAATAAAAAAACATTAATATTTAATGTAAATATTAACCATAATAATTGCGTTTATAATGCTTTAAATGAATTAGGGTATAATGTGTATAGAATTGATGGTGAAACTCCGTTAAATGAAAGAAAAGATATATTAAATAGGTTTAGAAATGAATCTAATGCAATAATATGTAATGTTGGAGTATTAACAACAGGATTTGATGAGCCAAGTGTAAAAACAATATTTTTAAATAGGGCTACAAAGTCACTTGCATTGTATTTGCAAATGATTGGTAGAGGTTCAAGATTATTTGAAGGTAAAGAAAAATTTACAATAATTGACCTTGGAAAAAATACAGCACGATTTGGGTTTTATGACGAATATCGTGATTGGCAATCATTTTTTACAAAAGGAACATTAACCGATGGTAATGGAGTTGCACCAAACAAAGAATGTCCAGAGTGCGGATTTATTCAGCATACAAGAAAGTTAATTTGTGATAGCTGCGGATTTAGTTTTGAAGAAGAAAAATTAAAGCAGGAATCTGAAGAAAAAGAGCAAAAATTTTATTTACTTACACAAAAAAACCCAATAAATATACCTACTGAAAAATTATTTAACATAGCAAAAGAAAAAGGATGGAAAGAATACGCAATACTTTATAAAATAGCTGAACACATTGTAAATTATCAAAATAAGCATAAAGATATAATTACTAATGAACATTGTGAAGCGTTTGCAGTAATTGAATTAGACAAATGGTGCAAAAAATACAATAAAAAAAATAATAAATGGCACAAAGATTTTTTAAATAAAGGAATAAATGAAAAGCGAATCAGCATTACAGCAACAAATATTTAATTGGTATAATAATAATTATTGCCTAAAAAATTTAGTAAATAGAGGAATGATATTTTCTATTCCAAATGGCGGAACAAGGAATATTATGGAAGCAATGACATTAAAAGCAACTGGCTTACTCAAAGGTGCTTCGGATTTAGTTGTAATTTTACCAAATGGAAAATTAATGTTTATCGAGTTAAAACAACCAAAAGGAATACAAAGCATAGACCAAAAAGATTTTGAAAATAGGGTAAAAATATTGGGGTTTGAATACCATATTATTAAAAGTTTAGATGAATTTATAATTTTAATTTTAAATAATTAACAAAAAATATGATAAAACAGGAAACATACGACACGTACACCCAAGCTACATTGAACGCTTATTGGAGTTTTAAAATGGGCTGCAATTTTGCTGATTTACCGATTAGCGACCGAAAATTATTTTGTAACCAGGACTTCATGAAGCAATTAATTCGTGCTAGAAAAGAATGCAGAATATTGATTGGAGAAATTGAAAAGGCTTATAAGGCTGCAGGGATTAACCTAGATGAAATCGAAAAGGAAAACGAAGTTATTTACAATATAATGGAGGTTTTGGAAAGTGAAACAGATAAAATCAATATTAAACCTCAAATAAAAATAAAATTTTAAATCAAAAAATAAATTAAATTTGCATTATGGTAATCAAAGGAAAACAAATATATTGCACGCAAAAGAAACGTTTTTATTTTGTGAGCAGCGATAATAACGACTACGTGAAACTAAGTTCAACTATCAAAGGTGGCATATTTCAGCATCTGCAATTTACAAGGTCGTTTTTTTTTAAACTAGTAAAAGAGGGTGATTTAATCATTAGTAAGTAATGGAAGATAGAGAAATGGAAATTTTCGCACAATTGAACCCAGAAGAGTAAATGGAGTTAGTAAGCATAATTTTGAACAACAAAATATATTTTGATACATGCCGAAATATAAACAAAAATTATGCAGAAGACATTTATCAGGAAGTTATCGAACAGCTACTAACAATGCCTATTGAGCGACTGCCAACAAAAGAGTACTTGCAGTTTTGGTTTTATTGCACAGCTCGGAATATTATCTCACAAAATGGCAAACTAGGCAAATTAATCAGTAAAGATTTTGCAACTGATATTCAGTTTGAAATAATTGAAATTGAAAACGAAAACAAAGAAGATAGTTTTGATATTAAAATTAAACAAATTGAAGGCTTTTTGTTAGGTTTGAACGAGTTTGAGAATAGAATAGTACTTTTGTATGCGCAATATAAATCAATGCGAAAAATAAGCCAAATGAGTGGAATTAGTTATTCAGCATTAAGGGCAGTTAAAGAAAAGATAAAAAAATTTGCAAATGAAAATATTAATAATAATCCCGAGTTACCCAAAGATTAGTGGAGTTGACTACCATCGACTTTTGCAGCCACATAAACGAATGGCTGAAATGTTCAAAGAAACAGTCGATATGTATCAAATAAATGAAATTGATACAGCTACTATTGAGTTCCTGCAAGGGTTTCATTTGATAGTTGCAAACCGATTTATAAGTAGAGTAAATGGACCTGCAGTAATTGAAAAACTAAAGGCTGCAAATGTTCCTTATGTTTTAGATATTGATGATGATTATCGTTTACCCGAATGGCATATTTTAGCGCACCAGGCGAAGAGTGAAAGACACGCTGAAAAGATACTGCAAGCCTTGCACTATGCTAAGGCAATAACAACTACTCACGAATATTTAAGTGGTACTTTAAAACATGAAGCAAGTCAGCCTAATGCCTTTGAAATACCAAACGCAATTAATCCAAAAGAGGAGCAATACCAAGTTAAAAAAAGAACCTTTGATATTGTAAAATTCGGGTGGAGCGGTTCAATAACTCATTTTGAAGATGTAATGCTAATGCACGATGGCTTACTTTCGCTATACAATCAGGAGCAATATAAATTTCAATTAATTTATGGAGGCTATTCAAAAGATGATGAAATGGCAAAGGCAATTGCAGGCGTATTATCATGCAAAGGCAAAGCATCACCTAACCAATTCGCAACGTACCCAAGCGTATCAATTAACGAATACGCTAAGTTTTATGATGAAATTGATGTTAGCCTTATACCTTTGCGTGATAACCGATTTAACAAGCTAAAATCTAACTTAAAACTAATTGAAAGTGGGTTTAAAAAGAAGGCTTGTATAGTCAGTAATGTTCACCCATACGAACCTATGTTAAAGCATGGCAAAAATTGTTTAGTGGTTAAGCATAAAAACGATTGGTACAAAAACATGGTTAAGTTAATTGAAAATCCAAACATGATTGAGGATTTAAGCGAACAGTTATATTTGGATTGTCAAGTGCAGCACATTGACCGAATAGCTGAATTAAGATACAAAACCTATAAAAAAATATTAGAATTATGACACCAAAAGAAAAAGCACAAGAGTTAGTTTTAAAATATTTAAGAATAGAAAACACAAATGATTGGTGGGCTAAAGTACCAGCTAAACAATGCGCATTAATAGCAGTAGATGAATTAATAGATTGCACTACAAATGGATTAGGACTTACAAAATTCTCAAAAGAATATTGGCAACAAGTTAAAACCGAAATTGAAAAACTATGATAGATAAAATTTTATACTGCATTGGAATATCAATGCTTTTTACTAGCTTTTTCAGCTTAACGCAATTACCTAAATGGATTGATTTTAAACCATTTAATTGCAACGTGTGCCTTACTTTTTGGATATGTGTTATAACTATTCAATTTGATTTAATTCAGCACTCACAATCACTTGCCATTGCAGGTTATGCGGCTTATTTTTCAATAATACTTAAAAGATTGATGTATAAAATATGAGAACCTTTAAAGACATATTAGAACAGTTAAAAAATAAGGATGAAAACCGATTTAGCTTATACGAGTTACTAGAAATATTTATAAACGAATGTAGTTGGGTGGGAACTAATCAGCAGTTTTTAGAACTTTCTTCAATTTGGCATGAGATAAGTGGCACACGTGTTAATACAGGTTGCGCAGCTTGTTGTTTGGACACGCTGAAAGGGTTAAAAAATTGGTATATTCGTGAAAGTGAAATTCATTTAAAACAAGTTCAACCTAAAAAAAGGAATAAATAATGACATTAATAGCACTTTGTTGTAACGATACAGAAGAAAATAAAAGGACACATTATACTAAAGATACCATTGACTCTTTAATCAATACTGTTGACTTAGATTATCATAGAATAATAGTTGTTGATAATAATAGCTGCGAAGAAACTAAAAAAGTGTTAAAATATTGGAGTTCGCATATTACAGTAATTACCAACTCGGAAAACTTAGGAACTGCAAAAGCAATTAACCAAGCATGGGCATTAAAAGAACATGGCGAAGTTTTAATTAAAATGGATAACGATGTAGTTATTAATAACTATGGTTGGATTGAAGAAATGGAAAATGTAATGAAACTTGGCGGTTATGGAATAGTTGGTTTAAAACGTAAAGACTTAATGCAGCACCCAAACGCAAAAGATAATTGGAAAACTACTTTAAAAATGTTACCACACCAAAAAGGCGAACAATGGATAGTAGTTGAAGAAAGTGAAGACATAATGGGAACTGTTCAAATGTTTAACCCGAGTCTAATAAATAAAATGGGTGGCTTAATGCAAGCAGGTGTGTATGGATTTGATGACACATTAGCTTGTATTAGAGCGAAGCTATTAGGTTATAAATTAGCTTTTTTGCCACATATCGACATTGACCATATTGATGTAGGTGGCGATGCTTATACCGAATGGAAACGAAAGTATGCAGGCGAAAAAATGAATGAGTTTTATAAAATAAAAGAGGGTTTGATTAATGGAACAATACCAATAAAAGTAGAACTATGATAGTTTTAACAGTCGCAGACAACCGAAGTAAATGTTTTCAACTTGAACGCTCGCTAAATCATTTTGGTTGGCAGTATCATATAATTGAGGTTAATCAATGGAATGGTTTTGCTATGAAGTTAAACCGAACTTACGAATACTTAAAAGCAAATCCACAAATAACTGAATTTATATTTGTAGATGCTTACGATGCATTCTTTTTAGATACACCACAAAACACTAAGCGTAAAATTTATTGGAATTGTTTATTTAATTCAGAAGTAAATTGTTGGCCAGATGTAGACCAATTAGCAAACTACGAAGCAAGGGAGCAAGTAACTAAACCAAACACTAAATTTAGATTTTTAAATAGCGGTGCTTACTACATGAAATCAGAAACATTTATTAAATTAATCGAAAGTCAATCAATACACGATAGTGAAGATGACCAACGTATTGCAACTAAATGGCTAATTAATAACCCAAGTATAGGAGTTGACCATGATTGTAGAGTATTTCAAACTTTATGCGGTATATTGCCAAGTGATTACCGAATAGAAAACAATCAATTTATTACTAAAAATAATTTTAAACCAACAATAATTCATGGCAATGGTAAAGCAGATATGAATTTTATATACGAACTAATTAATTAAAAATTATGAACAAATTTACATACAAAGACTTAGAACTTGAGATAGTTGAGCGTTCAATAACAATTGGAGGGCTGCATAGAATTGTTTTGCAAGCTAATAATGGTAAAAAATTCAATTTAACAAGCAACCGAAGTATAAAATTAGCTAAAATACCAAAAGCAATTGAAGAAGGTTATGAACGCATTAAATTTTTTATATCATAATGGGAAAACATAAATACATTGAAACACCCGAAAAAATGTGGGAATTGTTTTGCGAATATCGAAAAGAAAAAAAAGCAAATCCAATTTTAGTTCAAGATTTTGTGGGTAAAGATGGATTTGAGGTTGATAGAAAAAAAGAGCGACCTTTAACAATGGAGGGTTTTGAAGTTTGGTGCTTTGAAAATGATATTATAAGCGATTTAAGTAAGTATTTTGCCAATACAGATAACAAGTATTCGGAATATTGCGCTATCTGTCACACGATACGCAAAACAATTAGAACAGACCAAATCGAGGGGGGTATGAGTGGCATTTATAATCCAAGCATAACTCAACGATTAAACGGATTAACCGACAAATCCGAAATGACTGTAAAAGAACAGCCATTATTTCCTGATGAATTTAAACCATACGATGGAGGTTAAAGTTTTAATGTTTAAGAATAAACAAAGTCAATAAAACCGCTTGTCTATACGGTGAGCAAATCGCATTTATGTTTAAAAGAACCACATCAATAAACAAACTTTTAAAACTTGAAAAACGAAAAAAAGTTATTCAAGGCGGAACAAGTGCAGGTAAAACATTTGGAATACTTCCTATTTTAATTGATAGGGCAGCTAAAACACCACGACTTGAAATAAGTGTAGTAAGTGAAACAATACCACATTTAAGAAGAGGTGCAATTAAAGACTTTTTAAAAGTAATGGATTGGACTGGCAGATATGTTGATAGTAATTGGAACAGAACACTATTAACATATAAGTTTGCTAATGGTAGTTACATTGAGTTTTTTAGTGCAGAGCAAGAAAGTAAACTAAGAGGTGCGAGAAGAAACATACTTTACATTAACGAAGCTAACAATATAAGTTTTGAAGCCTATCATCAATTAGCAATTAGAACAAGTGGCGAAATATGGTTAGACTTTAATCCGACTGCTGAATTTTGGGCGCATACTGAAGTTTTAAAAGACAATGATAGCGAACACATAATCTTAACTTACAAAGATAATGAGGCACTCCCTGACACGATTATACATGACATTGAGCAAGCAGAAGTTAAAGCAATAACTAGCAGCTATTGGGCTAATTGGTGGAAAGTTTACGGATTAGGTCAAATAGGTAGCTTGCAAGGGGTAGTGTTTGATAATTGGCAGCAAGTGGCAAGCATTCCAACTGATGCAAAGTTATTAGGGTTTGGAATGGATTTTGGATTCACAAATGACCCGACTACACTAATAGCTGTTTACAAAACTAACAATCAACTATTTTTTGATGAAGTACTATACCGAACTAATATGACTAATTTAGACATCGGTAACTTTATGAAGTCAGAGGGCATAGGTAGACCTTACGAAATAGTAGCCGATAGTGCCGAGCCTAAATCAATTGAAGAATTAAGGCGTCAAGGTTTTTTAATTACACCTGCTAAAAAAGGGGCTGATAGTATTAAAATAGGAATTGATATTTTAAAACGTGAACCTTTTTTTGTAACTCAAAACTCAATTAATTTAATTAAAGAATTGCGCTCATACGTTTGGGCAACTGACCGAGATGGCAAACTAACAGGCAATCCAATTGACCATAGCAATCACGCAATTGATGCATTACGTTATTTCGCACTCAATAAATTAAATAACCGCCCTAGTGGCAAATACGCCACAATTAAAATTTAGCAAAAAAGTAATAAATTTATATTTAAAAGAGAATGAAGTATAATAAAATAACTATTGGTCAATTCTTAAAATGCAAAACAATTGCAGATTTAGAAACCGATCCACTTAATAGAAACATTAAATTATTAGCTGAATTGAGCGGTAAAACCTTTGATGAAATCGAAAGTATGCCTATTGAAAAACTAACCGATGCTTTAAAGGACTTTAATAAATTAGAACTACTTAACCCTAATGCAAAGGTAAAAATGGATTTTAAAGTAAAAGGTAGGCGTTTTAAATGCGTGTGGCAAACGCAAAAACTAACCGCAGCGCAATACATTGACGTGACTTCATTCTGCAAAGACGAAAAGAATATAGTGGCAAATATTCACAATATACTTGCAGCTATTTGTGTTGAGAAAACTTGGTATGGTAAAAGTAAAAAGTACGATGGTGCAAATCATAAAGAGGTTGCGGATTTGTTTTATAACCATTTAAAGATTGATACTGCATATCCTATCATGCTTTTTTTTTGCAGGTACTACAAGGAATTAGCCGCCAATATCCTAATTTATTTGGAATCGGAAGCCAACAAAGCAATGGAGAAAACGAAGCCAATAGTGGACAAAATTTTGAAAGCAAATGGGGGTGGATTATCGCAATCAACAACCTAGCAAATAATGACCGTAGTAAGTGGAGTTATTACGAGGACATGAATATAATTGAATTTTTAAATACGCTAGTTTTTTATAAGGATAAAAGCGAAGATGATAAACTAAAATGGCAGCAAGCGCAAAGGACATAGGTAGCAAGTATGGTAGTTCGGTTGATAATTTTGAAACTACTGCAAAAAGTGGCATTGATAAAATTATGCTCGATTGGGCTAACGAATCAATTGGAATAATGCGCAAGATAATCACACGTAAAGCACGAACTAGACAAGCGAGTACACTAGCAAGTGATTTAATACCTAAACCAATCGCGAACGGAATACAGATAGTTACCATGCAAGACTATTGGGACTTTGTAAATCAAGGTGTAAAAGGTGTTTATAATAAAAGCAAAGCACCTAATAGCGATTATAGTTTTAAGAACTTAGGCGTTTCGCCTGACATGCTAGCTAGTTTTAAAGAATACATAGCAAGGACAGGCAGCAAAGGTTTAAAGAAACAAACTTTAATTAGAAAAAACAAAAAGAAGCAAGCTGATATAATCACAAAAGAAGCAATGAGCATGGCAGTAGCAACTAAAATAGGCGGTATTAAACCGATGAACTATGTAGAACCTGCGGTAGGTACTAAAAGATTAAAGATATTAAACCGAGCATTGAGCAAAGAAATAGGAACTAAAATAAAACTAGCAATAATTCAATAATGGCAATTACAATACTTTCAAGCCCTAATCAATTTATGGCTGCTTATAATCAAATTCCTTATACAGTCAGTAGTAATAATACAGCGCAACCTAACTTTAATTTTATAGTTGATGTAAACGAAACAGGCGGGGCAAACAATCCATTAGCAAGGTTAAAATACCCAGCGCAACCTAGCAGTAACCAATTAACATTTGATGTTGGCAACGTAGTTAAAAACTATGTTAGTTATGATTTTGACCCTGTTTCATTTGATATAATGGCAAATGTAAAATCACGATTGAATTACTTTGTTCAGTTCAGGGAACTATACGACAATGCAAGCGGCATACCTACATTAAGTGGGGTGTTAGCAAGTGACCCTGCATCGCCAAGTAGTTCAAATTTTAAAGTAGCTGCAAATGCTATATTTGATTTTGAAGATTATACACCAACTGCATTTGATAATAAACAAGTTTTAAACTATGGATTTTTAAACTACCAATCAAAAGAGAATATAGGACCAAATGAACAAAGGTATTTAACTTGGTT